CCTCGACGGGTGTTCACCCCCGGAAGGGAAGGGAGAGGAAGGGAAAGGATTAAAACCATTGTCGGGTGAACCCGACGACCCGGCAAAGGAAGTCATCGAATACCTGAACCGAATCGCTGAACGGCAATTTCAGCTTGTGAAGGCAAACCGGGCACTCGTGAATGCTCGGCTGGCTGACGGTGCCACGGTCGCTCAATGCAAAGCCGTGATTGACATGAAGGTCAAGGCTTGGGCCGGCGATTCGAAGATGGTCGAATACCTGCGCCCTGAGACGCTGTTCGGCGCCAGGAAGTTTGCTTCGTACGTAGGGCAGCTCGGACCGCAGTCGCACGGCGGCGAGGCATGGTGGGAAAAAGCTGGATTCGATAAGGAATGGAAGGCAGTGAACGCCGGGTGTACCGAGGTCAGTGCGCATCAGTGGCAGAACGGTGAGCGCACCAAGGAGCCGGCATGAACGCATCCGAACTTTCGAAACTCATGGCCGACAACGTGACGCTCATTGCGGAGCACCTCTTGCCGCAGGGGAAGAAGGCTGGGAAGGAATGGAAGGTGGGCGGCGTGGGCGGCGAAGCTGGACAGAGCTTGTCACTGTGCTTGTCCGGTGCGAAGCGCGGTGTCTGGAAAGACTTCTCGACGGGTGAGTCGGGAGACCTGCTGGATCTTTGGGGCCATTGCCGCGCGGTATCTGTTGCCGACGCCATGCGCGATGCCAAGGCATTCCTCGGTGTCCGTGATGAGATGCCGCGCCGCGAGATGCCGACTTACAAGCGTCCGGCGCGGCCGCAGTGCACCACCGCGAAGACTGTCGTGCGCGAATGGTTGTCGACCCGCGGCCTGACGGACGAAACGATCGATGCCTTCAAGATCGCCGAAGCGGATCGTAAGGGCGTGTCCTTCGCAATCTTTCCGTATTTGCGTGATGGCGAGCTTGTCAATGCCAAGCATCGCAACATCGCCGACAAGAAAGACATGCGCCAAGAGAGCGGCGCGGAGCCATGCTTGTTCGGCTGGCATTTGATCGACCCGAAGAAGCGCTCGATCGCGATCGCAGAAGGCGAGATCGACGCGATGACGCTGCATCAGATGGGCATACCGGCGCTGTCGGTGAACGCAGGTGCCGGTAATCACCAATGGATCGACAATGATTGGTCGCGGCTTGAGCGCTTCAGTGAGATTTTCCTTTGCTACGACAACGACGAGGCCGGGAAGAAGGGCGCGCAGGAAGTGGCGAACCGGCTCGGGCTTGATCGATGCCGTGTTGTCACCTTCCCGAAGAAGGACGCGAACGAATATCTCCAATCGGGCGCTACGCCGGTTGATTTCGCTCGGTGCATGTCAGAGGGCAGGACCTTCGATCCAGAGGAACTGCGTTCGATCTCAGAGTTCTGGGGAGGTGTCAAAGCGCTGTTCTACCCCGCGCATGATCAGATCACCAATCCATTCCTGGCTTTTTGCGGGAAAAAGGAATTCTGGTTCGAGTTTCGACCGGGTGAATTAACCGTTTGGACTGGCTACAACGGCCACGGCAAATCCCTGCTGCTCAACCAGATCACGATCGGGATCATGGAGCAGGGCGAGCGCATCTGCGTGTTTTCCGGTGAGATGACGCCGGAGCGCCAGGGTAAGCGCATGGCCAAGCAGCTTGGCGGCATCGACCGGCCGACGATCGGTTACCTCGATGCGATGGCCCACTGGCTGCGCGAACGTATGTGGCTGTTCAACCTTGTCGGTACCGCATCGATCGATCGGCTGCTCACGGTTTTCACCTACGGTTTCAAGCGCTATGGCATCCGTCATTTCGTGATCGACAGTTTGATGATGACTGACGTGCTCGAAGACGGCGCCGGTGCAATGACTTCGCAGAAAGAGGCGATGCGCAAGTTGGCGCAGTTCGCTCGGGCTCATGGTGTCCATGTGCACCTGGTTGCTCACCCGCGCAAAGGTCAGGACGAAAAGCGCGCGCCCGGAAAGATGGATGTTTCTGGGTCCAGCAAGTTGACCGACGCTGCCGACAACGTGTTTTCGGTGTGGTCCGCGCAGAAGGAAGACGGCGACCCGAAGCTGGACGAGCCGGACGGCTATCTCGAACTTCATAAGAACCGTAACGGCGAGACTCAGCACCGGAAGCTAGCGCTTTTCTTTAACCGCGATTGTATGCAGTACAGCACGCACGATTCGCGCCGAGCGTATGTCCATGTCCCTTACATGAATCACCAATCAGCATCGGAGGAAGTATGACCAAAGCTCAACTCATCGCGGACATCCGCGTGACGTTCCCGACGATCCGCGCCGCCATGCGCGAAGAATGCATGTCGAAGTTGTCGACCTGGATGATCGGCGGTGAATCGTCCGTCGTGATGCCGGATGGTGCGCCCGTCTTCAGCGATTATTTCGACCTCGAAACACACGACGAGGGAGTTCATACGGGCTTCAGCATGTGGATCGAGAGCCGCGGATGGTATCTCGAACGGCACGATGAATTCTGGTTCGTGCCGACTGCTTTGCCGACCGTCGAGGAACTTGCAGAGTATCAGCGCCAATATGCAGCGATCGAAGCCCGCCACATCGCAACGAATGAGGGGGTGCCATTTTGAGACATACAGCCAAACCTGATGCGATATCGGATGGCGGCGCGTTCCTGCCGTGGGGACCGTACGTCTCGGCGTCTGATGTTCGGCGGATGCGTGCTGACCTTGCCGGGATGATCGAGGAGCTCGCCGCGCTGGAAGGGTGGGCGCGTGAGTACCTCGATGACGTAATTGGCCGGGCGATGCGTGGACCGCTGTCCGACCTGCTGCCGAATGTCGCCCATTTTCGCGAGCGAGTCGCGGCGACGCGGACGGAGCATGACGCATCGGAAACGAAGAAGGCGCGCTCGTGGCGTCTCGATGAATTTGAAAATCGGAGAGCATCCTAATGAACCACAACGCTGCGACAACGCGCACGCCCGCAAGCACGGGTTCATCGATCGCGCACGTCGGAGTCGTCATCATTCGCCTGCGAAGAAGCGCTCGGCGTGCGGTGGCGAAACAAGACCGGCTTCATGACGAGGCTCGGCGACTCCGTAGGTCCGCACTTGCCCTGCGACAGCTTGGTAGCCCTTTCGACCGCACGCGCATCCTGGAACTTGAGAAGCAGGCCGACCAGTTGGGCGAGGAAAGCCGGAAGATCTCCGATGCCATGCGGGGGTATGGGCGCCTTTTGATGGACCTCGCACTGTTCATCGACACCTACACGACTCTCGATGAACGCTGTGATCTGCTGAATGTGAACATTGCCGACCGTTCGCAATTGGGCCCGGGCGATGGGGTGGTACGCATCGTATTCGCCCACGGGCTGGAGGATTCAGCGGAGCGGCGGCACTGCCAATGGAACGATGGGCCGCTCTTCCGCGCCGCTCAACTCGTATTCGCCGACTTTCTTTCGTCGCCAGAAGGCCTAGCAGTAGGAGCGAGCCTGTTCCAGCCGGGTGGCCTGTTTGAAAGGGTGCCGACCTACTCGACGAAGCCGGACGGCACGCTGACCCGTAACCCGCCGAAGTTGCGCATGGTCACAACACAACCGGAGACATTGCATTGATGACTACCGATGTCGAAAAAACACCGGACACCACGCCGCCAGACGACAGGCCGCCAGAAAAGCGAACCCTGCACGTAACTGGCGCCTTGTTTAAGGACGCCAGGGAGCGCGGAGCCGTAATTGCGACGAGTCCCGTAATTCGCGCCGGCATGACGGGAATCGAATTCGCCGAGAAAGGGGGATTAGGGAAAGAACTCGACCTCAGCGAATTTTCCAAGCGCATAAGGCTGCAGGCCGAAGCGGTCAACAAAGGCGACATGACCGGCCCCGAGCAGATGCTGGTATCGCAAGCGGCAACACTGGACGCGATTTTCAATACGCTTGCGCGGAAGGCGGCGACCGCCGAATACATGCCTCAGGTGGAAGCGAATCTGCGCTTGGCACTGAAGGCGCAAAGTCAGTGCGCGCAAACGCTGCGCGT